TCAAGCCTTTTTCAAAAACACGTCAGCTAAAATGTCAGCGTTTTTCCGATCGGCGCTCTCCATCACATGTGCATAGATGTTCGCCGTTGTGCTGACTTGCGCATGACCTAACCGCTTGGAAATAGATACACTGTCCACGCCGCTAAAGTAAAGCATAGAGGCCATTGTGTGCCGGAAAGCATGGGGATTGATATGTGGGAGATCGTGCCGCCTGCTGAACTTGGCCAACCAGTCTGTTACGCTGTCCGGGTGTATTGGCTTTCCGTCATCTTGAGCAAACAAAAAGCCCTGTTCTCGGTAGTACTCACCCAGTCGCAGCCGCTCCGCGTTCTGCCATGCCCGGTATTGCCGAAGGAGCTGCATCGTTTCTGTTGGCAGAGAAACCCAACGATCCGAAGTCGCGGTTTTGGGCGTATCTTCATATACGCCTATATCCGGCGAGTAAAGGATGTTGTTGCAGATATGAATGCGGTTTCCTGTAAAGTCAACAGCATTCCATTTCAGCCCCAGCACCTCGCCGCGCCGCGCTCCTGTGATGAGCAGTAAATGTGTGAGCGTTTTCCATTTTAGCGGTTCTGCGTCCAGTGCATCACGGATAGCTGCAACTTGTTCAGGCTGAAAGTAGTTGACTTCTTTTTTGCTGACCTTCGGTAATGTGGCTTTTGCTGCCACGTTGAATGGGACAAGCCCCTCTTTTTCGGCTTGATCCAATACAGTCGAAATCAAACGGTGGTGCTCTAATATGGTTTTTGGCGATAACCCTTCGCCGGTGCGTTTGTTCTGTCCGGGCTTGGCGAGATCGGTGTAAAAGCTGTTCAGGTGATCGGCACGGAGGTCTTTTAACTTGATATGCCCGATTGCGGGATAGATGCGCACTGCCAGCTCCTTATAACGAACGATGGTTGAATGCTTTATTCCTCGCTGCTCTTTCAGATCAATCACATATTTGCAGTATTCCTCAAACTTCAAACGGCTGTCGGAGGTCACACCCTCCCGGCATTCCTTTTCAAAGGTCGCGGCGAAAGCCTCGGCCTTTTTTCTTGCGCTTTTCTCCGTCCATGTGGGCGAGACTTCAAAGGTGGCCGTCCACGGCTTGAGCTGCTTTCCGTCAGAACCACGGCCACGGTGAACGCGGATAGAGTAGGAGATCAGCTTGCCGGACTTATCCCGGCGCTCTTGGATGTTAGCCATTATGTTCACCTTCTTTTCCAAATGGTAGCCCTGATAATTCAAATGCGACAAAACGATTGATCTCAGAGATTAAAGTTCTCCATTGTTTATGCGAAATCATTGCAACCTTTCCGTTTCTGCTACTGATTTTCACTGCATTGTCGGAGTAAATTTGCTTAATAAAATCGTTGCTCTCAGAAAGATCGACTTCTTGGATATCACATCCATGCAATTTGATTAAATTTACAATATTGCTGTAAACGTCGTGTAACCCGCTCAACCCATTTTCAAACATTTCATGTTCCGTGCGAAAATCATCTTTTAAAAGAAGATACTCAACACGAACATTGAGGACTTGCGCAAGCAGTGATGCGTATTCCACAGATATTGGGCGCGTTCCATTTTCCAAGTAAGAAATTTGCTTTTCACTACGTTCTTTCCCTCGATTATCCGGCAATTTCATAACGGCCTCAATTAGCTGCTCTTGAGAAAGACCACATGCAATCCGACATTCTTTTAGCCTTTTTCCCATCAGGAACATAGATTCCTTCTGTTGTGTTACTTTTTTCGTAAAAAGTCCCCCCTATCGCCAAAAATAGAACAAAACTGAAGTCAACTGAGTTGTTACATGATAGTAACATTTACGTTACAATTATAGGCGACGTAGGACGATACGTCAAGTGCTAATACGAAAGGAGGCTGTCGCTTATGTTTCAAACAGTTCGACAGGTCGCGCGGTATCTTGAAATCCCCGAAAGCCTTGTACGTCGCCTTGTGGCGCAGGGAGTTTGCCCGGGTGTCTATTCCGGAAATCGTTTTCTCGTGAACGTCGAGGCGCTGCGTGAATATCTCGAGGCTGAGAGTCGACAGGTCAAGGAGGTGCAAGCGTGAGACAATATTTGGTGTCCGATCTGCTCCATGAGGGCGCAGAGAATGGCACGACGCTTGCCGAGTTAGTCCAGCTCACAGGTGAAGATGAACGGTCGATCCGCCGTCGCATCCAAGCGGAGCGCAAGGCTGGGAAGCTGATTTTGGCCGACTGCAAAAATGGGTATTTTCTGCCGACAAGCACGCTTGATATTCAGCGCTTTATCAGTTCGATGTCGAGACGATCAAGGGAGATCGCGGCGATCTCACACGCAGCGGAAGATGCGCTTTTAAAGATGACCGGTCAGGAGACCTTGCGGGGGTGGCAAAATGGCTGAACGAAGGATGTTCGCAAAGTCAGTTATCAACTCGGCGCGTTTCCTGACGATGCCGCCATCGTCGCGCTTGCTTTACTATGATCTCGGTATGGCTGCGGATGATGACGGAGTCGTAGAAGCCTTTACCGTGATGCGGACGACAGGCGCAGCAGATGATGATTTGCGGGTGCTCGTCTCTAAAGGATTCGTGTCACTGCTGAACGACGAGTTGGTCGCTTATATCACGGATTGGAGCACGAATAATCAGATCCGCAAGGACCGATACCAGCCAAGCATTTACAAAAATTTGCTGGTGAAATTGGGCGACGGCAACCAACGGTTAACCGACGGTTTACCAGATGGCAACCAACGGTCAACCCAGTATAGGTTAGGTAAGGATAGTTTAGGTAAGGATAGTACAGGTGAGGAGAATAAGGCGGCTACGCCGCCACGCGCGAAGCGCTTCACCCCGCCCACGTTAGCAGAGGTTCAAGCCTATGTGCTTGAACGCCAGTCGCCGGTAGACCCGCAGGGGTTCATCGATTTTTACGAGTCGAAAGGCTGGCTGGTTGGCAAGGCCCCCATGAAAGACTGGAAAGCGGCTTGCCGAAATGCGGAGAAGTGGGAACGGTGGAACCGCAACGACAGCCGCAGCAAGGTAAAGACCACTGCGGATTACGGAACGGAGGACTTTTTCAATGCTTGATAACCTTGTTCAGAAGTCGCTGGAACATTCCACTGAGAAGCCGGGCGACTACATGAAAGACGGCGTTCTTTGCTGCGGTGTTTGCGGAAAGCCAAAGCAGAAAAAGATACACTTCCCCAATATGGGGGATAGGCTGGTAGGGATCGCCTGTGACTGCACGGAATCGGAAAAGGCCAGCGTGGACGATGCGAACGATACTGCCGCCTTTGAAACGATGATGGAGCGCCGCCGCATCGAGGATTCTATCGTCGATCCCTCGTATCGAAAAGTCACACTTGCCGATGATGACGGCGCAAATCCGAAAATCTCTAAAATTTGCAGGAAGTATGTCGATCAGTGGGACAAGGTATCGACGGAAAATATCGGCATCCTGTTTCGCGGCCCTGTTGGTACGGGCAAGAGCTTTTTTGCCTGCTGCATCGCAAATGAACTGCTGAAAAAGCGTGTTCCGACAGCGGTGACGAGTTTTCCGCGCCTTTTGAATCTGCTGCAAAACAGTAAAGACCGTCAGGGCTTGCTTGACCGACTGAGTACATACAAACTGCTCGTCATTGACGATCTCGGCGTTGAGCGTGATACCGGGTACGCGGCGGAGCAGATTTTTGCAGTCATCGACGCGCGCTGCCGCTCGAATCTGCCAACGATCGTGACTACGAACCTGACGCCGCAGGAGATGGATGCGCCGGAGACGATGCAGTACAAGCGCATTTTCGACCGCGTGGCGGAAATGTGCCCCGTCTCGCTGTTGATAGACGGTGAGAGCCGCCGCATCCAGAATGCCCAGCGCCGCAAGGAGCTTGCAAGAGAACTGCTGCTATAAAAAGCGGCCTCCTGAAAGCTCAGGAGACCACCCATGATGAATGTTATCTTATCAGTTTCATTTTATCATGGGAGGTAACGATATGCAAGAGTCGAAAGGTGAGCGAACAAGCGAAATTGCAGAAGCGGTACAGGCTGGCAAGGCGGACATTCTGAGACTTTGGGCGGCGGTTGAACGCTTTGCGTGGCAGCAGACCTTGAGGTGGGTGCGGGCAATGGAAGGGCGTGCAGGTGTCGAGGAAAGCGACCTTCTGCAAGTGGCCTTTATCGCCCTCATGGACACGCTGCCGACATGGGATGTGAACAAGGGTGAATTTCTCACGCTGTACGGCATCAAGCTCAAGGCGGCGTTTACAGAGGCTTGCGGGCAGCGAACACAGCGAGCGCGATGTGACCCCATCAACAGTGTTTGCCGGTCGGTGGACGAGCCGATAGGCGAAGAGGACAGCGGCTTGACGCTCGGTGATGCGATTGCCGACGAAGCGGCGGAGGAAGCCTTTGAGGATATCGAACAGCGGGATTTTCGACAGGCCGTGCAAGCGGCGCTTGCACAACTGACGGATGCGCAGCGCGACGCGATCATCAGTGAGTTTTGGCTTGGCCAAAAGCCTGATGCAAAGGCGCGGCGGGAAGCAATACGAGCCCTGCGGCACCCGCGTATCCGCAAACCGCTGATGGAGTATTACTAATAAAAAACACTGAAACGTCAGATAAAGCAGAGCCGGAAAGGGGGCTTTTCAAACTTTGTCAAAGAAAATTCGAGACGAGACCATTATTGACGCGCTTTTGATCTCCGCGACGGTGCGGAGCGCGGCGGCAAAGCTCGAGATCAACGAGCAGACGATCTATCGCCGAAAACGTGACGCGGAGTTTATGCAGAAGTATAACGAGGCACGGCGCGAGCGAACCGAAGCGGCGCGTAACGTATTGCAGGAGCGGGCACATGCTGCTGCGGATACACTGGCAACGATCATGCAGGATGCAGACGCGCCCGCACAGACCCGCGTGAGTGCCGCGGCAGAGATTTTGCGTCAGACGGTGAAGTACACAGAAATCACAGACATCATGCAGCAGCTTGACGAGCTTGAAGCATGGCGAAGGGAGCAGGAACAGCGATGAAGAAAAATTTTGATATCCGCCTTGCGGCGCTGCGGGAATATCTCAAATCGCTGTCAGCCGATGAGACGGTCTTCATCGTCGAGGGCGGCGGTGAGTTCCGCACGGCAGAAGATGCGTTTACGTATTTGCGTAAGTATGGCGCGGTGACGCCGGACGGCAAACGCATTGTGCTGTATCCCCATCCTGTCGAGGGCGTTGACCCGTTAAGCCTGTCGCTCTATCAGATGATTGATGAAGCAATCGAGCAAGGTAAGTTGGAACTGCCGGAATTGGAGAGTGACGAGATTGGAGGTAAAGCCCTTGAATAACGGAATTAAAGCCCGCCTTGCCTCTTTACAGGCGATTGCAGCGCAGGAGAAAACCGGCGTAGCAATTATGACCTTGCTTGAAAATGGCGCGTGGGCGGCTTGTAGAGCGCCGCAAAGCCCCGCAAAGGTGTTCCAGACGCAGGAGGCGGCACGAGATTATTTATCAGACTGCGAATGTGTTATCATTATCGACCTTTAAGAAAAACAGCGCAATAGCACATAAAAAAGAAAGGAAATTTATTATGGACTTTAAGGCCAACATTGAAACCCGCGAGAGCGTAGAAGCAAAGGCAAAGGCCGCTTTCGGCTTTGATTTGAGTAGCGCCCTTGACCTTGTAAAGCGCGGCGACTATGACAGCGACGAGGCGTATTTGGACGCTTGCACCCGCGCCGAGTTGGAGCGCAGCAGCCCTGAATACAGAGCCGCCAGAAGCCGCCTAAAAGTCGAATACCAGGCACGGCGAGAGGAACAGGAGCGCAAGGCACAGAGCGAAAACTATAAAGCAATCCGCAGCAGCGTGAGCCTTGACAGCGTAGACAAGCACAATATCGATGAAGAAGCCGCCGCGCTTGCCCGCCGCGATCTTTCCGCAAATCGTATTGCCGCGTCCGATCTGGGCGCGACCATTGAGAAGTACGCGGCAGAGCTGACGGAAAAAGCAAAGGACAGTAAGGCAGCAGCGCTCTTTTCAATGCTATGCTGCGCGGTCAACTGTAAGGAAAGGAGAACACACCATGAGCCAGTTTAACATTTACGCCCGAAAGCTCGATACAGCTTTCAAAGAAGCCCGCAGCGAATACAACACCGCTTTCCGCGCACTCCAAGAGGCGCAGCAGGCCAGCCGTGACGCTAACGCATGGAAGCCCGGAGACAGCGCCGAGGAAAAGCAGGTTAGAACAACCCGCGCAGCGCTAAAGCTGCATGACGCAGAAGCCACCTTTAACGAGGTGAGCGCCCGCGTTTGGGACAACTTCAAGGCCACGCGCCGCACGATCCGCGCCGAGCTGGAACAGGCAGTGCGCGCCGCCAATATTGCAAACCCCGACGCAATCGACAATAACGCCCTTGAGCTGATGAAAACCGGCGTTCTTTCCCCAGCTGATTACTCCGCGTTCATGGAGCGATTCGACAGCAACCCCACAATGCTAAAGTTAGTGGGTCACTACGCAGCCGAAGCCGCAAAGACTACGGACAGCCGCCGAGAGGCTGCAGCCCTTAACGCTATCGCTCTTGACTGCCAGAGCGGGGAGGGCGCAGTCATGCGGGCATGGGATAGCATTTCGGCAATTTCTGACAGTTGCGGCGACGGGGACGGCTACCGGCGCAAATCGCCCGGTGTAATTGTCAGCATGAGCGAAAAATGGGACGATCTCGCGGGCGAGGCCGTGGAGAACTTCTGATTTTCGATAAGCGGCAGAGATCAACATTCTGAATACAAAGCTTCCTGAAAACAAATTTAAGGAGAGATAAATATGGAACTTAGTTTTGCGAACGGTGTGCAGGAATACACCGTGCACGGCGTTAAGGGCGATGTGATCATTCGATTCAACCCGACTGACGGCGCATTTATCCAGCGTCTTTACAACGCGTTTGACACACTGGACAAGAAGCAGGATAAATACGCAGATGAGGTGCAGAAGTGCGGCGACCGCGTTGAGATTTTCAACATTGCCGACCGCCGCGACAAGGAGATGCGCGAGATCATTGACGGTCTTTTTGAAGAGCCGGTATGTGACAGCATCTTTGGCAGCATGAACCTCTATGCGATGGCGGACGGCCTGCATGTGTGGACAAATTTCCTGCTTGCGCTGATGGATGAGACGGACAGCGCCTTTGCTCGTGAGCAGAAAGCCACGAATCCGCGCATTCAGAAGTACACGGCAAAGTATCGCCGATGAATTGGGGCTTGCCTACCTCCGTTGAGATCGGCGGAGAGAGCTATGAGATCCGCACGGACTTTCGCGTTATCCTCGATATCTTCGTAATGCTGAGTGATCCTGATTTGAGCGGCACTGACCGCGCAGAGGGCATCTTGCAGATGTTCTATGTCTCGCCTGAGGATATCCCGCCGCAGCATTTGCAGGAAGCTGTAGACCGTTTTACATGGTTCCAGAACGGCGGCAAAGAGCAGGATAAGAAGAAATCGCCGAAGTTGGTCGATTGGGAGCAGGATTATCCTTTGATTCTCCCTCCCATCAACCGAGTATTCGGACAAGATATCCGCGAGATCCCTTATGATGCGGAGACCAACACCGGGGGCGTCCATTGGTGGACGTTCCTCGGTGCGTATAACGATCTCGGGGACTGCACCTTTGCTCAGGTCGTGCGCATCCGCGACAAAAAGGCGCGCGGCAAGACGCTTGAAAAGGATGAACGCGAGTGGTACCGCCGCAACAGCGACCTCGTGAACATAAAAAATAAGCTCAGCCAGGAAGAAGAGACCACCATTTCGACTTGGTTGAAATTGGGGAAGGAGTGATTAAATGGCGAATGCTGACGGCAGTGTGATTTTCTCTTGTGATTTGGATTCGGCCAAAGCACAAAAGAAACTGAGCAAGCTGCGTGACGAGATATCCGAACTGAACAGCAAGCTTGAAAAGGAAACGGGCAATAAGATGAACCTTGAAAAGCAGCTTGACGCCGCATCTCAGGCAGCGAAAGCTACGGAGGAACGCGTGAAGATGCTGCGAAAGGAAGTCGAACGGCTGAACGACCGCGAATGGATCCAAAAACAGGGATTTACACAGAACGAATATCAGGCCAAAGTGCTCGACCGCCGCGCCGCTGCGGAGGCGGAGCTCAAACAGCAGGAAGCGCTTTTGCACACGCGGACGAAGGAGGTCAAAACGCTTTCGGCTGCTTACGAAGAGACGACCGCCAACATCGACAGCATGACGGTAAAGCTCGACAAAGCAAAAGTCGCTGCCGGTGAGTTGATCGCTAATACGGAGCAGGAACGCAGGGAGCGCGAGGCGGAGAATTCCGCGCTTGCCAAAGCGGGCCAGTATGCCGCGCGTTTCAGAGATCAGGTCAAGAGTTTAGCGCGCTCTATGCTTGTATTCTCAGTCATCACGGCGGCGCTCATGGCGCTACGCAAGCAGATCAAGGCGGCTATTGCGACCAGCGCAGAGGCATCCGACGCTTTTGCCCGCCTCAAAGGTGCGCTGCTGACGCTGGCCGCGCCTTTGATGGACGTACTCATTCCGGCGCTGACGTGGCTAATGAATCTGCTTGCGGCCATTGTGTCGGAGATCGTGACGATCATCTCGATTCTGAGCGGTAAGTCAAAGAAGAGCATGGAGGCATCGGGCAAAAACCTCTACAAAGAGGCCGCCGCCATTGACGCGACCGGCAAGGCGGCAAAGGAAGCGACAGACGCGCTCGCGGCGTTCGATGAGATCAACAAACTCAGCACGACAACGTCCGTTGGCGGCGTTGGCGGCGGAGCCTCCGCCATTGCGCCGGACTTTGATTTTGACGAAGGGCCCATGATGGAAAAGCTCGACAAGGTGTTCCAGAAGATCAACGATATCTTTAAGACCATCCGCGCGGGGCTTGAGATCGTCGTGGATGACCTAAAATGGAGCTTTGACAAGAAAGTTATCCCCAAGAGCAAGGCAACATGGCTGACCGTTTTAACGGCGCTGCTCGGTGCAACACTCGGCGCGGCGTTCGGCGGCATCACGGGCGGCGTCATCGGTTTATCCCTCGGTGTGCTACTGGGGCTGTACCTTGTGGGCCTTGACCCCGAAACATGGAAAACCGAGATGGACGCAGAGGATGCGTGGATCGTGGTCATCACGGCTTTGCTCGGTGCGCTGCTTGGCAGCGTGTTTCTTGGCATCACCGGCGGCGTGGCCGGTTTCAGCCTGGGCGCGATCCTCGGCCTCTATCTCACCGGCTTTGCAGAGGGGGACGAGGAACACGGCGGCAAATCGCAGCTTCTTTCCGAGTTGATCGTCGTGCTGTGCGCGCTGCTTGGCGCTGTTATCGGCTCTATCGTGACGCCGGGCGTCGGTACAGTCGTCGGCATGGGATTAGGCCTGATTCTCGGACTGAGCATTTACAGCGTCCGCAAAGACCCGAAGAAGGGCACGCAGCGGCTTGTCAGCATCGGGCGCAGCGTACTTCTTGGACTGCTGGCCGGTGTTCTCGGCGTTGGCCTTGCGGCGCTGGGCATCGTCAGCGCCGGTACGGCGTTCATCATCTCGGCGGCGATTGGCCTTGCGCTCAAATTCTTCGTTGATAGTGTGGACGATTCCAAAGTCAGAAAAGCAACGTCCGGTTTTACCGGTACGCGCGTATCAACAAAGGCACCAGCGCGCAGCCGTCGCGTGGCGGCGCAGAGCTTAGACGGCAATGCGCCTGTGTACAACGATATCCCGCAGCTCGCACATGGCGCGGTCATCCCCCCGAACAAAGAATTTCTTGCTGTACTGGGCGACCAGAAGAGCGGAACGAACGTCGAAGCGCCGCTTTCGACCATCAAGCAGGCCGTCATGGAGGCGCTGGCACAGGGCAGCCGCGAGCCCATCAATGTGAACCTCGTTGTGGATGGTAAGACGCTTGCCCGCGTGGTCGTTCCCAACATCAACAACATGACGCGCGCAGCCGGTAAGCCCGTGCTGCTGTACTAACGGGAAAGGAGACTGCAAATGTTTATCTTCGGCTATGACAAAGTGCTTGACCGTCTGGAACGAGTGATCCACCAGCTTGTGGAGTTGCAGGCGGCGGAATGATGAAGGAGAGGACTGTGCCGTAATGGGGTTAAAATTCAAAGTCCATATGGACGGAATGGACGAACTGAAAAAAGCTTTTTCAAAGGCTTGCACGAAAGCTGAACACACGGTTGCGGAAGAGGTGTTGAGTGATACTGCCCCATTTGTTCCAGCGTTGACAAAATCACTTACAAATCGCTCACACGTCGAGGGAAACTATGTCGTATACCCGGGGCCTTATGCAAGATATCTGTATCATGGAAAAGTATTGGTAGACCCTAAGATCAACGCCGCAGGTTTTTTAACAGATGAAGGGTGGAAAAGCCGTTATGGTTCAAAGAAGATTGAAACGGACAGAAACCTCGTGTTTAATAAGTCCGTTCATCCACAGGCGCAAGCATATTGGTTTGAAGCATCTAAAGCGCAAAATTTGGGAAAATGGAAACGAGCGGCTGAGAATGTAGCTAAAGAGAATTTCAAAAAATAATGGCGTAGTGCATGTGTCAAAAATGATGGGATAAAAGGAAAGAGAGGACTGCACCGTTTTGTGCAGTCCCCTTTCCTCTTACAGGCAATTCAGTTTTTCACAAGCCTTGTCCGACTGAATGCAATCCTTCAACGGACAGATAAAGCAGCTCTCGCTATATTCGCAAGTGGCCTGCTGTGGTTCCTCACGGCGCGCCGGGGGCATAGCAACCTTTTTAGGCGGTTCGGCTTTCTTCTTTGACGAGGCGACTTTTTGCGGCGCAGTGCGGCGCTTGTAAGTCGACGGTGACATGGCGAGCTTGTCGATCAGGTCATGTGCTCGGAGACACGGGCTATTTGCGCTCATCTGTTTTCACCTTCTTTCCGAAAAGCTCGCGTTCGCGCTCGACGGTCATGGTAGCGCCTATGAGCAGCACCTTTCCGGCCGGCGTTTACACGACCGGATAGAATCTATCGTTATCGTTCATAGCGTGACCTCCATGCTTTGCATCAGCTCTTTGACGGATACGCCGGACAGATCGGCGACGAAGGAAAAGTGCGTCCCATGCTGACGGTACACGGCCCCGCAGGTCGGGCAAATATGCACCGTGGCGGCGTTCATAAGCGGTGTATTACAGCGGGCGCAGTATAGAAGCTTCATGCGCTTGCCCCTTACCTGTCAGAAGTTTAATTGCATCTGCATCGTCGAGATCATAAGTTGCGGATCGCATTTCTTCCTGGGCGTGTTCCCTTGCTTTTTCGGCGTCTGCCGTCAGTTGAGCGCGTTTCGCTGTTTCTAAAAAGCACTGCACGCCCGGTGCGTCATAGTGTCCGAGCATCAAGTGATAGTCGCGGATGGCGTTTGCCATTCTATCGTAGACAGAATACAGGATGCGACCAATGAATTCTAAGTCTCTCGATTCGATATTTTTTCGCTCCCTATCAGAAAAATACTGCTCCCAAATATCATAGATCAAGTCTGATCCGTTTTCGAAAGCGGTAAACATGTCGAGCGTTGCATTGTCGACAGTTAGGCGCTCATGTGCGGTAAGCTCAGATAAATAACTCATATTTCCTCCTTGTTTTCTTGGCGGGAGGTCGGTATAATACCGATACCGGCCTCCCTGTGGTGGTTGGTGGTGGCTCCGTGTCTTGCTTTGGTCGGCTGGGACATGGAGCCTTTCTCATGCGATGCTATCTTGCTTTTCCGTAGCAGAGGAATGAGAATCAAGCGATTGTTGATCGTTTAATTGCTGACTTAGTAAAGTATCAATCATGCTCAAGACTTCCTGTTTTTGCGCATCATTGAGCGTTTTATAAAGTTCTGCTGCTAGCTGGGTTTGTGCATCCATTTTGTGGCCTCCTTGTCAATCCTCTTGTGGTGGTTGGTGGCTCTCTGCATCGTGCTTTGGTCGGCGAGGATGCAGAGGGCTTTTTTCTTTTCCTCCTTACAGGTGTTATTATAATTCACTTATTAAGTGAATGCAAGAGAGCAGTCTCAACAAAACTTCACATGTTAATATGTCTACAATGTTCACTTGTTAAGTGCTTTCAGAGAGAGTATAATAAAGTTGCTTAGAAGGGAGTGGTGCATATATCGCCGCAGAAATACACGGAGGCCCGTAAAGAGGGCAATAGAAAATGGGATACTGCGAATCTTGATCGCGTTTCCGTTGCTATGCCGAAAGGCAAGAAAGATATTATCAAAGCCCACGCAGAAGCCCACAGCGAGAGCGTGAACGGCTTTATCAACCGAGCCATAGACGAAGCCATAGAGCGTGACGAAAGCGCTCCTGCGGCCTCTGAGGGGCAAAGAGAGGTAACCGTCAAAGCAGGCAGCGGCTGGACAGACATGGGACAATAG